CAATCATTAATTGATGATCACCAGTAGCACTACCAGCATCAACATCTCCAATCATTATATTTCCAGTACCAGAAGTATCATTTATATAACTATTAGTACCATCATGATAAATTTGTAAGTCATCACTTGTACCTAATAAAATTTTATCATTATCTTGCATATCAAGATTATTATTAAGAGTCATTACACCATTTACAGAAACAGTGCTTTGTAAATGTGTAGCCCCTACAACTGTAACAGTACTACCAAAGTTAGCTGCGCCTCCGACTGTTACTGTACTTTTTAATGCAGCAGCCCCTACTACTGTAACTGTAGATGCAAAATTAGCTGCACCTACTACACTAAGACTAGATGCTAAACTCACGGCACCTGTAAGATTAGACGTACCACCTACTGATAGATTAGCAGATACAGCAAAGTTACCTGCAACTCTATTATTAACAATAGATGCAGCAATATTCGTTAAGTTAGAACCATCACCATAGTATGAAGATGCACATACTGCTGCATTAACAGCTTTTATATTTGTTCCTGCTATAGTAACAGTGCCTGTAACATTAAGAGTACCCGCTATAGATACATTACCAGCAGCCTTTATATTACTTACAGACACATCACCTGATATTTGAGGTCCACTAATATTAGTTATATTTGATCCATCACCATGGTAAGCAGATGCACAGACCCTTGCATTGGCGGCTTGTACATTGGCTCCTACTATTGTTACTGTACCTCCTACAACAAGACCACCACTGATTGATACATTATTATCAAACGTGGCTGCGCCTGTCGCCATAAATGTTCCACCAATAGAAGTATTACCAGCAACATCTAAAGCACCGCTTATAGATACGTCATCGTTAAATTCTGTCTTAGAAGTAAATGTACCTGCACCAGCAACATTTAGAGTGCCGCCTATAGATGTATTATTCTTTAATAGAGCAGCCCCCACTACCGTTACAGTAGATGCAAAGTTTGCTGCACCACCTACACTAAGGGTTGAGGCTAGGCTTACTGCACCAGCCACTGTTACTGTACCACCTATATTCAAATTACCTGATACAGAAGCATTGGCATTAAAGGTAGCCTCACCATTGACTGTTAGAGTATTATTAATCAGAGCATTACTAACACAAATACTTGTAGCAAGACTTGCGGTAACACCACTTAGATTAGAACCATCACCGTAGAATGCGGATGCACAGACTTTTTGATCTACATGTAAACCAGAAGCAATAGAAGTAGCACCATCTATAACCAATGAGCCTGTGAACTTGGCTGCGCCAGTGGCAAGCTGGAAAGAACTATCAGTTCCATCTCCAGTTTCAATAGTCGTAAGACCAGCACTGACGCCAGTATTAGTACTTACACCAACTCTTAGGAGTTGTTTATAAGTGTTAGCAATTGTTTTTCCGGTTAGTTCAGTCATATTAGGTTCCAATACTTGTCTGTGTCTTCCCAATTAGTTGTGGCCTTTGCCCATGTTAGGTTCCTACCACCATTATCTGGTCGTGGATCACGTATCGCAGGGTTATCTCGCACATCAGGTATTTTATTTTGTGGATGGTTCTTTAAATCAAACTGCCCCTCAAAGTCTGTAGGACATACCAGCAGTCCATAACTATTTAAACGCATTAATCTATGTGGATATACAAAACCACATGTATCACACATGGCTAATGCATTTTTATTACTTGCCACGACTATATTGCCCTTGGTTGATAGTTATATAGATTACGTTCTATGACAGAGCCGCCTTTTTTCTTTTCTCTATATCTTACTTGACTTAGTGCTGTTATTGGTTCAGGTGCCTCAGATTTTTTAAAATATGTAATACCTTTAGCATATACCCTATCACCAATAATAGTAGCAGCATCTGCTTCTTTAACTGCTTGTCCAGTTTTTAAATCAATAAATAAATGATGTGCTTTAGGATTAAAACCTATTTCAACAACACCTTTATCAGAAGGTAATATTTTTAAATTAGGATCATATGAACCATTTACAGACATAGCAGGATGTTTTGATTTTTTACCTGTTGCTATATCTTCTCTACCTTTTGGACTAACATGAAATTTAACTTTTTTATTTTTTGTTCCTACTACTGTAGCATATGGTTTGTAAGATAATGCTTTACCACTAGCTGAATTTTTATGTAATGTTTGTAACATTGGTTTTAAATTTTTTGGTGTATCTTCTATTTTAGAATTTAAATTTAATCTAACACCAATATTTGTTCCTTTTTTAATAGGAGCATTAAGTAATTTATTTGCTTCTTTAGTTCCTGCTGTAGCTTTTCCTTTACTTATTAATTCATCTAAAATATTAAAATCTTTTTCATTATAATTTTTTATAGCTTTACCACTTACTAAAGATTTATCTACGCCAATATCTAATGGTTCAGCACTACGTGAGGCTATTTTAAGATCATCTAATAATTTTCGTAAGCCCTTATATGCACTTTTCCCTATTGTATAACCAGCAGCAGTTCCAGCCGGACCACCAACACTACCAGCAAATCCTCCAATAATTGCTAGTAGTTCTGCAAGAACATCTGCACCACCTTCACTACCACCTTTTTGAACACCAGTAACAAAACCTGAACCGGGAAGCATTTCTGCAATAGGTTTAGCAACACTTGCTGCTCCTTCTAAACTTTGAAGTCCTACCTCTAGTAATTTTCTTGCAGGTAAAGTAGGTTCAGAAGTTCCAACTTCAGCAGGTGGCATATAATTAAGTGGTATATTAATACGTCCTCTAGCCATTACACATACCTTAGTTTAGGTACAACCTTCATAGTTGCTCTTTCCCTATCTTCTTGGAAAGCCCTAGCCAATAATTCCTCATAGTTACCTTTTAACATTTGTATTCTACCGGCCTCTACACCGGGACGTTTCATTGACATGTAGTATGCCAAGCCACAAGTTAGTGGTGGCAGGAAACGTGTCGGCATGTCTGCATTCTGTCCAGCAGATTTATCCACATCCTGTAATGCACTAATACGTTCAATCTTCATTATGTCAGTAGAGTTCTCTGGTATGGGCCATACCGAAAGAACAGGGTTATCCCTTCCCCTGCGTATGGAATACTGAGAAGGTCTGCCTGTCTGTGTCTTATTAGGAATTATTAAATATTCTTCAGGTGAGATACGATCTAGTTGTATGTCTGTGCTGTCTCTATTGAGTACAACCTCAAGAGCATCTACAGTGGAGCTACTAAGATCATAGGTTGTTGTACTTGCAACAACAGTAACAGCAGTAGTCTCTGTAGTCCACAGAAGAACACCCCTGTTCTGCCAGTCCTTTAGCATAAGGTTTATTGAACGCCGAGCAGAAGCAGGTTCGTGACCAAGAGTTTCTTCGCCCCCGATCATCTCCATTGCTTCTTGTATGACTTGATCTATATCAAGATTAAAATTATATGTACCTGATACTGCCATTATTCTTCATCACATTCACAGTTTTTACAAGAACATTCATGTTCTTCTTCATCACAATGACAATCACAATTACAATTACTACATGTGTTCTCTATAGTCATTAATGTCCTACTTTCTTCATTGCCTTTTTATGGGCTGATGTAAAACTGTTCCCCTTTTTCATTGCAGCCTTCATGCTAGAAATATGTTTCTTGGTATGATATTTAGCATGTTTCTTCAATTTAGATGTTATCTTTTTTGGCATTTTCACATTACTCTTTTAGCTTTGCTACCATATGTATATTTATGTGTTTCTTTTAAATATTTTATAAGTGATTCCAAATAATCATCCCAACATGTATAATCTTTTTTAAGAGGTTTAATAAGACTTTCATCTATTAAACTATAATCATCTTCGCCTCTATCTACAGACTCTTGATATCGTTTTAAGAACTCTACATCAACCATTAATACAATTTATCTGAATATTTAGCTTTACCAAAACCCTGTCTAGCCGCACCTACTCCACGAACAGGGCCACCCATATTTCTTTTTACTTTACCACCGTGCTTTTTAATACTACCACCACTTTTCATTCCATCATAACCCTTTATATAATTAAGAAGTGGTTCTTCAGCATCTGCATAAGCTTCTTCAGTACCTACCCACTCTCCAGTTCCACTCTTAAACATTTTATTATC